GCCTTACCTGGGTTTTACCATATCAGATTACTCTGATTAGTAACACACCCGGTGGAACAGATAGCTGGAACGACCAATTGGTTCGAGTCCAGCCTTCTAGATCGTGAAAACGATCATCCGTGGATATAGGTTGTACACCCACCTTTCTCTTCATTTAGAGAAAGCAGGTTGCTCCTTATTCAGGATATTCCACATCCATGCCCCCACCCATCATCTCAGACGAGTAGGAGCGACAAGGATATGTCGACAGTTCCTATGAACACGGGCATCCATCTTCGGACCTAGACTACCCCGCGAGTCATTGCGTAGACTCTGTTCACGCAATTGCTACTCTACGGCGCTTGGTCACTATTGCGACCAACCGCCCCAAGGTTGCGTAGTTGGATTTCTCCAAATACGTACGTTGGGCCAGCCGGCACGAAGAACCCGAAGCGCGATCCAAGCCTCATCTTGCGCATACGCCCGCTCGGGCGTAGGCTTGATACAGAAAGAAGTGGTATACAAAATTGTATCCTCACTAACTTTCATTGCATCAGCAAGAGGAGGTTGTTCGTGTCGTTCATCTTCTAGTACGGATAGAAGTTCCTCGTAGTATTCTACGGGGTCCTTATCACCGACTAGAAGGAACTCCGCAATTGACCGCAATTGAGCGGCCAATACACGGTCCTTACTTCGAATCGTATCGAAGTGTTGCACGCAAATCGGCAGACGACCACGGGACTTATTAGGTTCCATGGTCGCTACCAGTTTGTGAGCAAACTCGTCAACTACCGAATCGTAGGTGTCAGCTAACACCTTACGAGCCTTCAAGGCAAGAAGGAGGAGATCATCTCCGATCAAAAGATCGGTTCTGAACTCTTCCCTTTGCTCTTGATGGGACCAAGGATAACCGAGGTTATCCGACCCATTAAAGGCAGCTTTTAGCACTCTCATGGCCTGCGCAGATGGCAGTGAGAACGGACTGTTCTCGCTAATATCTAACTCCTCTTCTTGAGGATTGGCGCAAGCTTCTACGAGAAGCTCCAGCGGTACCATACCTTTACGGTATAAGGACCCTAGAGCTCCTAATAGACCGTGCTGAAAACCTTTCTGCTTCATTTGAAGCGAAAAGGGTTTCAGTACGTCACTACCAAATCTGGCTAGGATCACTCCGAAAAGTGACTCAGTTTGCACGAGACCTTGATAGCCGAAATACAGAAGATTCTGTACTCGACCAGCAAGACTCGTAGCGGAGACCAGTTGTTTAAAGGAGACCGGCGAAGCCGGTTTCCCATTAACAACAAATCTCTTTGCAAACTCCAAGGCTATGAAACCTTCCTGCTTAGCCTGTAAAGACTTAGCAAGGTTGATCTCAACACCGAGATCCTTCGCTATCGCAAGATAGTGCGAGGCGACCTCGTGATCACAGATCACGAGATCGTCTCCTAAAATACAATAGTCAAGGAAGTCACCCACTTTGTGCCCAGCTCGATAGGCAGCAAACTGCACCATCATATGATGAGTCAGAGCTAGCATAGCCCATGATGAAAGAGCCCCCATAGGTTGGCCGGTAGCGTATTTCACGCTGCCTTCCAAACCATAGGGATTCGTAGGGAATACCCATTCCCTCTGGACTAATAAATTAGCCCAAGCTTCTCCGTATCCAATGATACCCGTAAGGATATCAAGGATATGACTTTGTACCAGTAATGGTACCCGATCCGTTGCAGCCGATAAATCAAAAGAGTAGGCACACTTGGCTACCACAGAAATCTGTGATATACGAGTGATACCTGCCTCTTGATCAAAGGTCGCATCGGACGGGATAGATCTAAGAATGCGGAAGATTGTTGTATGCAATGGTTGTAACAACCACTGTGTCCAATAATCGGTAATTGCGAAAATTCGCAATTTCCCAGCTGCTTCCTCTTTGAAAGCAAGCTGTCCCAGACGAAGACCTGTCCGCCATGTATCAATCTTCCTTGCGGGAGATGCTCCATGACGAACGATCTCGTCAGTCATTCTTAGAATGTCTAAGAAGAAGTCACGAACTGATCTAGATGAAGTTATATCCATATATTTTAGGATATACTCCATCAGACCAGTCTCTTTCCATGCCAGGGCATCCGTAAGGATGCCCGCTATCGACATGGATACGTTTGGCCCGGCCGCTCGAGACAAGAACGGTTTCTCGCGCCGCGCGGTAATCTGGATCCATTTGGGATTAACCCCAAATGGTCGAAGCCAGATCCAAAGGCAATGTGTAACAAAGCCTTTGAATCCGACTAATCCAGACTGCGTTGCAGTGCAAGGATCCGTAATTGTACGAATTTTCGGTACCATCGGCCCTTCAAGGATCCGATACAGACTAAAGATACTCATCCACAGTCTAATGACTGTGAGATTGGGTACCATAATCTGTCTCCGATCTGAGGGACCAATGATTACCGGAAGTCCGTTTCGAGCGACCCGCGGTAATGGCAGACCAGGTTCTATCTCGCGAAGAGATGAAACCGGGTCCTTCGCAACGGCTCTTTGCACCGCCACGGTACATGCCTTTAACCATTTTATGGTATAGGCTGAACCGTGATGTTTCTCCATTTTAAGGAGAAATTGTGCAAAAGCGAATAAACGCCGAACACGAGGAGCAATTCTCCGTGTTTGCGTTGCGATCGACAGCATCTGCCAACCGTAACGGTTCAACACGGCCCACAACCCTTTCGGATCATGGAGCGAGAACATCGCCTTAGTCAATAACCGCGACTTTGCAGCTAGAGTCC